TCACCGTCTACGCCCTGCAATTTGGTGTAAGCAGGACCGCCTTGAACGTAATAGCTGTAAACACCGCTAGAACCTTCAAACCCAACGTGGAAATCTGTATTGCTTCCAAGAAATTCACCGCCATTGTAACCACCGTTATTTTCGATGTTCACGTAAGGACCTGCGACAACAGGAGATGCCAGCGCAGCTGCCGTAGCGACGGCACCACTCACAATCAGAGATTTGATCATTTGGAAGAGGGTTAACGTTTTCCGTTGACAGGTTACTAGGACTGTCACTGTGACAGTTGTGAGGGTGTGTCACTGTGTTGGTAGACC